GATACCCGATTTGAGCGAGCACGTTTAGAGCACCATCAGAATCAAATACACCACTGTCAGAAAACTCACCCTCTTGAGCAACATAGTTTAGCGAAGCAACGAGACCACCTTTACCCTTTTGAGTAGGTTGTTTCCATTGAGCACCAAAACCAGCACCAGTTGCCTTGTTATAGACACCTGGAGTACCAGCAACAGCAAAGAAGTCAAGGATTTCTGACTTATAGACAGAAGGAACCCACGACATCTCGGTGTTACGAACCAAAGGACCAGCAGTTAGAGTTACACTCTTACTGACTGGGAATTGATAGTAAAGACGGTCAATCTCTACTTGATTAGCAGTAGTTTCTGCTTTATCAAGTTTGAAGAGTGAAGAACTGGAACCAAAAGGATCAGAACTAAAGTTTCCTGAACGGAGACGAGTACGAAGCAAATCCTTACCCGTGAATGAAGTATCAAAGTTCAGACGGAGATCATAGTTGAATGCGGTGTTGCCGACGTTTCCACCTTTATTCGTTTCTAGACTAGGAACTCCACCCAACATAAAGTTAACTTCACCTTTGAGTTTGGTTGTGGTAGAAAATTGAGTTGCCTCAAGTTCTCCTACCTTTGCTTCAAGACCATCTACACGACCTTTAAGAACAGCAAGTTCTACTTTGAACTCATTCAGCAGACGCTGAAGTTCATCAGTAACTTCTGTTACACGATCAAGGCAAGCATTCAGAAGAGCAGCAGCTTCAAAGCGAGTCATTGACTGACCACCCTTATAAGTAAGATTTGGGTATCCTGCTACGCAACCATAACGCTCTACGAGATTATTGAGTGCTTGATATGCCCAGTCAGTAGGACGGACATCTGAGAATTGAGTAATACTTGTAACTTGTTCCTGAGAAGCATATTGATTTACACCCTCAAGATTCAGTTCAGCAGCAGTTGCGGTAGGAGCAATAAGTCCCAGAGCAACTGGAGCAAGCATTAATTGTTTTAGAAAATTCATAAATGTGTTTTAAATTAAACGACAAGTGTTAAGAAATCCTACAAGAGAACTTCAAGAACGTATTTAGTATAGAACAATGCTTGGAATTTGTCAAGCAGTTTTTTGAGAGGGTTCGGTTATCCTGCCAAGATAAGGATTATAGTCTGTGATTTGGTCAATTGTCAACTGACTTCCTTGAGTTTCCCAGAAATTTGATATAGCACTATGACTATTGCGGTGAAATGCATCAATATGGTCGGGATGTATAGTAGACCCCAACTCAATCTTATATAAGAGTAATGGAGATGCATAAGTACATCCAGAATTATAGATTAAATCATCAGCAACTGCTCTGGGTTTAACTCCATTATCAAGTTTATACTTATCACCACGAATATGATTATTAATTAATTTCTGAGCATGATGTCTTGTAATCACATAACAAGCAGTAGAAAAGTCATTTACAAACCGATTATGAATAGGAACATGAATATCACCAGTACAAATAATTGAAAGTTGAATTACATCCCAGGCATAAGGAGCACGAGCAATAAAATCTTGCCAAGTAAAGTTCCAGTACTTTGCAACACTTAAATCACAATCATCCTCCATAATAATCGCATAAGGTCTATCAGAAGTTTCCATCCAATGTTTAATTGCCTTAAGATGAGAAGTAGTACATCCAATTTCACCCGAAGACATTGCATCAGGATATTTACCTTTAACAATATCACTCAGATCATCTTCACGACCATCATATGCAGATATGCGAGTATAGTTTTCTATCTCCCAATACTTAAACTGATCCTCCATATATTTTTTTCTTTCTGGTTGCCCATCAAGATTGAGGTAATATACAGGACCAAAGTTTTTGAGTTTATACACTGATTTATTTCTGTCCATTATACTGTATAAATTGCACCATGTTGATATGTAAATCCATGAACTGGAATGATGTGTTTAGATTCCATGAGTAAATTTATACCCAAAAATTTAATCGGAGCATCCCCCCATCTCTTAGTATAAAATCCACCGGTTTTATCAAGTTCATTATAAAATCTCATATACTCACTTGTCAAGAACCAAGACACTTTACCCAACTCAAAGTTAGTATAAAACATTGTTCCTTCTTCAATAAAGTTTTCTGGAATTAATTGATTTACAATATTCCAAAGACCTTCAATTACTTTTGGATTATCTTTTTGAACTGCTGAAGAAATGTATCCATAATAACATTCAGTTTTTTTTGCCCACTCAAAAATATCATAATTGAGTGGAGTATGGATAAAAGAATCAGTATCCAATCTCAAATAATAATTATAATTTTTAAGAATATCAAATTCATAAAGTTGTCCAGAAAAAAATCTACACATATGCCGATATCCCATAGAGAAACCAGGATGTCCCCATGCTACAGGCCCGTTTCCATGAGTTGGGTGTGGATAGAATTCTAGAATTTGATTAATAATTTCTGGAGGATAATTTGGAATTCTAAATTCTATTTCTTGATACTTAATATTCAATTTACTTTTAACTTTTGACTTGTAATCACTAAAGGAATTTTCACAGAAAATTAAAAGATCTGTATTATTAGTGAACGAAATTAAATTTTTTTCTACAAGTTCTAAAGATTTATTCAAATCATTTAGGTCTTTTTCTGAGGATCTAACAAGATATAGTATACAATTCATAGGTAATTTTTCCAATCAATTACAAAAATAAACAGCAGGATAACAACCACCACCAGATTCCAAAACCTTTTTGCCTACTAAATCTATTTCTGGATCAATTTGAAAGTGATCTCTAAGAATTATATAAGCAGAGTTTTTATAGTTTTCTTCGTTTCCATAATCATAATCATTAACTTCTCCTAATTGAGCATCATTCCATCTTTCCTTACTAATAATTTCAACCATCAGTGCTATATTCATAAAGAAACTTATTCATAATAGATTCCTATTTTCATTTTTATACCCCATATTTATCAAATTACTATGACGTTCATAAAATATTTTCATATTCTTATGATTTGCTTTAAGCAACCAAGGTGCAGGAGATCCATTCATTCTTGTTCCCCCCCACTCATCTTTTGATTCAAAATCAATCCAATAACATCCACATACTTTACCTAATTCTTTGTGCATTCTATACATTAGATCGTGGTCATCCATATCTTGAGGAGAGAATTCTTCATCAAGATAATTTAATTTTTTTAAATCTTCATGATTAATCATTAATGGTCCACGATTTACTGAGGCACGAACTGCAAATACATCTCTTGAAATATTTGATTTATCTGCGTGATTAGTATGTATACAAATATCACACCAACAATTATCAAGATTTTCTTTCATGCCTAAGTGTTCAGTTTTTGGGTTTAATTCCCAGTCATGAGCAGTTCTTGACGTTACAGCAAATACATCATCAAATTTATCAAATGGTTTCTGCATTCTTTGATTCCAACCATGCTCCTTAATAATCATATCATCTTGGACAATAATAACCTTATCTCCTTGTGCAATTTTTAATCCTAAGTTATTTGCTTTTGTTTCAAAAACATCTGGTGCAAAGATTAATTTGAAATCTATATTTTTATTTTTTAAAGTTTCTAAAACTACACTTTCTGTATTATCTGTACACCCATCAATAACAACAATAAGTTCATAGTTTTCAATCGTATTTTTACAAATACCCTCAACAACTTCACGAATCATCCAGTCTTTATTATGTATTGTAAGAATAATACTATGCATCTTTAATTTTTATCAAAAATTTATCAATGTCTCTACCCAAATTAGAATTTGGATATCTTTCATACCAGTAATCATAATCACATTCAATAAAGTTTCTAAACTCTTGATTGCTAACACTCAGTCCTTCCATAATCGCAATATTTGTTAAGATACTTTGATCATTACGATGTGCTTTAAATGATGTTAGTTCTTCACTCAAAACACTTTTATCATCTTTAATAATTCTTGAGTCTAAACAAAAATTCATCCAGTTAGAAACTACTTTAATTGATTGCTCTGTTGCTTTCCAAACATGAACACCTGCTTCTAGTTGATTAGAATTCCAATAGTCACTCTCATCACACCCCATTAAAATAAAGCAGTCTTTTTTTGTATAGTCTTTATTTTGATTATTTCCTAAAAGAAGAAGACAAAACTCATCCTTAGACAATGTATTCTCTACATACGATTTTATATTTGGAGAAACCATGTCTCCACAATCACAATATATTATATAATCATTTTTTTCAACCTTTGAAAGGGCATCAAGAATTACATAAGGTTTCCAAGCCCACCATCCACCACCAGTTTCTTCGTCAAGAAGACTTTTATTATCTTTATAAAAATCAGTAGAGACTAACCAATCTCTATCATAAGAAATAATATTAAAGTTTTTAGAGTGAACTTCCTCTATGAAAGATTGTTCACCCTCAAACTTTTCATCTGCATAGTTTACCAGGTGCCAAGTCATTTTAATTTCTCCCTCACATATTGTTGATTTTCATAATATTCGATTAATTCATCTTTAGAAAGATTTTTTAAATATTCCCACAGTTGATTATTTTTTTTCATAAAAGGATTGTTAAACCAAGAATTTTGAGTTCTTTTGTGTTCTAAATGATATGCATGATTATTAACTCTTCCAATTGTATATTCAAAAATATTCCATCTATGATGTCTTTCAACATCTTCTGGGGCATATGCGATGAAGTTTTCATTTTCTAGGTATCCATTCTTGTATACTTGTGTATTAAAGAACTGAACCATTCCATACTCAGACCAACCAACTCCGTTCACATGTTGAGCATAACCATATGATTTATCAAGAGTTTCTGGATTAAACTTTGAAATAAACTCTTCAATCAGTGGAAAATTTAGAAGACAATTTAAATCATTTTCATCTTCTACTTTTGTATCAAGAACTACTTTACGTTCTCCCTTTTCACCAAATCTATAAGGATAAACAACATCATATTTCCCAGAGTCCAACATCTCTTTTGCTTTTATATAAGATTGAATTGGGAGAATAATATCAGAATCATAGTTAACTACAATATCAGTTGTAGTCTGAATAATCATTTCATTGAGAATTTTAGTGCGATGAAAATGTTCATCATAGTTCTCTTCAAAGATATAAGTAAGATTTTTTGTATCTGTAATAGATTCGATCAGGGGAAGTGCCCAAGTATTAAACTTAGATATTTCGTCAGATTCTTTAACTATTACTTTACAATCAAATACATTCAACAAAAAAGAAACTGATAGAATGATGTTTCGAAGTCGATCATCACTATCAATTCTGAGAGGAATAATAAAAGTTACGTTACTCAAATCTATCATATCTTAATCCACCTATCAGGAACTAGATCTTTAGTATCATTTTGTTCACTTAATGGTGGACCAAACCATCTTTTTGGAGTAATAATTTTTTTGCTATCAGACAACCAAGCGCCCCACCAAGAGAATGATGAATTTGCAATGATGTGGTAGTTGCACATAGTCATTAAGCACATATCAAATAAATTACTATTCTTCTCGGAAACATAAAATCTATCAGATTCAAAAATATTTTGACTTAATGCCCACTTTGGATCATCTGTAAAAATAATAACTGGAATATTATCATTCAACATAGAAAGTGCTTCTTGATAATACTCAAGAGGGCAGCACCCGTGCCATGGTTGATTTACATAATCTCCCCTACGCACATGCAATGAGATAACTTCGTCACTTTCAATTTGATTCTTATAATTTTTAACAACAGATAACATATTTTCTTTAAATGTAAAATCTTTTTTTATATCCTTTGCAATATCACAAAAATATTTTTCCGTTTGAAAATATCCAAATAAATCTACATCATCTGGACAATTTTCATAAAGTTCTGAGTTAAAATTAAATTGTCCTTCATCGAGTCTTTGTTGAGTTTGATTATATCGAATATTTTCTTTAGGTAAACTATAAAGTTCAAATCCTTCAAACAATTGGTGATCATTCCAAGGATTTTTAAAGTCACTGGAAGGAATAGTGAAATTGTAATTATGTTTTGTTGCTATTGATTTTAAAGTTGCATATTGAAACATTTGATTTCCAAGTCTACCATGATGTCCAAGCATATTAAAGCTAATCGTCATTTGTTAATCTGCTCACAAATCCAATCATAAGTCTTACGAATACCCTCTTCAAGTGTCTGCGAATAATCCCAACAAAGTTCTTTACGAATCAAATCGTTGTTTGAGTTGCGACCACGAACACCAAGAGGGCCATCAATATGGTTCTTCTCAACTACTTTGCCCGAAACTCTTGCTGCAGTATCTACAAGTTGATTGATAGTCACCATTTCTTCTGAACCAATATTTACCGGTCCAATAAAATCAGATTCCATCATACGACGAGTTGCTTCAATACACTCATCAATATAAAGGAATGAACGAGTCTGGAGACCATCTCCCCATACTTCTATCTCACCTCCTGTTTCGGGAAGGTATGAAACCTTTCTACAGATTGCTGCTGGCGATTTTTCTCTTCCACCTTCCCATGTACCTTCAGGTCCAAAGATATTATGATACCTAGCAACCCGAACAGGGATCCTGTAATTACGATGATAAGAGAAAAACAGTCGTTCAGAGAAAAGTTTTTCCCATCCATATTCTGAATCTGGTGCTGCTGGATATGCAGATTCTTCACTACAATCTGGGTTATTTGGATCTAATTGGTTGTGCTCTGGGTACATACAGGCAGAACTAGAATAAAAAATCTTAGTTTTGTTTACACCTTTGATCTCATTAAATTGACGAACTGCTTCTAGAACATTCAAGTTAATGGTCGCGGAGTTGTGCATAATATCTGCATCATTCTCACCACTAAAAACATACCCTGCTCCACCCATATCAGCAGCAAACTGATAGATTTCATCAAATGTATCCAGATATTGCGATGCAACAAAGTTGTAAAAGTTTCCGCGATGTCCTTTAAACTGAATTACTCTTTCAACAAAATTCACATCTCTCAGATCTCCACGAACGAATTCATTTGCCTCAGAAAGAGAAAACTCTGGATACTTAAGATCCACACCACGAACCCAATAACCTTCAGAACGAAGTCTTTTGACCATGTGACTTCCAATGAAACCACCAGCACCCAGAACCAGTGCTGTTTTCTCATATTCACTCATAAAATGTATTTAATTCCTTCTTATATATTATACCAGAAAAAAGGAGTTTATACAACTCCTTTTAGGGTTTACCAGGCTCGCCACTTATTCTTTGACTGGAAATAAGAAACCAGGCGAGAGAGATTCCCATCCGCACCAACAATCCTTGAGAGAGATTGTAAACTCATAATAGGGTCATATTTACTCAAAAGATATTCTTTTCCAATTAGGAAAATTTTTAGACAAACATCTATTTCTAACAGATGCTAATGACACATTATATACTTCACTAACTTCATTTAAAGTATTAAAAGATTTATCATCTATCAAATACTTATATTGATAATTAGTTTTCAAAGATAAAACTTCCTTTCTTCTTTCTGCTGCTTTTTTATTCCTTTGTTCTCTTTGCTCTATCGTTAAACTTTGCCAATGAGATTTTACAGAATTACTAATATTTTTTTTATGATCTTCCGTAATAATTTGCAGTGGTCTGACAATTTTTAATTTTGTGCTGATTTTATTCTTATGCTCTTTTGTTAGTGAAGAACGACTACCAGATTTGCCACCACTTTTTTTATTTAACAAATTATTTAAGATTGATATTAAATATTTTTCATGTTTTAAAGCATTTTCTTCAGAAAGATTTTGTTTTAGGAATAAAATTTTATCTTTGTTTGGGCGAGGAACATTATGATTTTTATGAAATGCTCTACGCCCTTTACCTTTTCCAATGTAATAAGGTGTCCCATCTTCTCTCAAATAAGCATAAGTATAATAGGTCTCCATAGTTTTATTTTTAGATGTAAAACTATTTATATGGATTGGCTCCACCAGTACTTTTAGAGTCTCTCCGTGACTAAAGAGGGGTTCATCACCGACCAGGGTTTTTAAAGACTCTCCATGTCTTCATCATCATAATCTTTTACATAACAAGGAACTCTATCAGGATCCAACCAACGGGCATACTGAAAATCTTCCATTGCAGTCAAACACTGCATTTGATTATCAAACAGATAGATATCATTCCATCGTTTTGTATAGTAATCTTTTTTTTGAAGGCGATAATCAGGTTTGCCATTGATTTCGATAATCCCTTTTTCAACAAACCTATATTCTTCTTTTTCAAGAATAACTTTAGATTGTATCATCGTACTTCTACGATTTCAAGATCTTGGACAAGATAATCAATTAGGATTTCGTAATTATCAAGAGGATCATCAGAAAAGATAACTCCTTCATTTTGATAAAACTTACGAACCTTTTTGTAAAGTTTCGGATTCTTTACATCAAGATAAAAATCACCATTCGCTGCAGCACGAAGTGTTTGAAGATCTTTTTTAAATTTAGCAGTAAGAGTCATTTGACTTGTTTGTTTACCTGTTTATTATAGAGGATTGGCTTGAGAAAGTCAAGTAGGACAGTTTGATTTCTGTCCTGATGCTCGTTGTCGGTTACGATCCGACCTCTGCCGATTTATGAGATCGGTGCTTTCACCAGATAGCTAAACGAGCATTCGTTATTCGCAAATAGCAAATACCAGCCGAGGGTAACGATCCCTCCCAAAGGCCCTGATCTGGGGCAAAGAGTTTATAAGACTCCTCTGAACAACCTGTTCTGACTGGCATAAAAGTTGTCTTGAAGCAACTTATAAGACTCATAGGTTGCCTTGACTCAACAACCTTCTTCATGGTCAGTGTGAATGCGTATTATATCCTCACTCACACCAGATTCTTCAAGTATCTGCACAACTTCATTATAAGGAATCATAACTGCATTACCGTGCTCGCTTTTAATAACGAAAGATTCTCCTTTCTCAACCCGGTCTATCAAGGTATCAAAATCTTCTTGAAACTCTTCAATTGTGAATGATTCTAGGTTGTTAAATTCTTGATTCATTTTTTAAAAATAATGTGAGTTTTTTTATATCCGAATGCTCAGATTTGAACTGAGATTATTCCACTTCCCAAAAGTGGTGCCATGACCAAGTTAGGCGACATTCGGGAGAATAAGTTGACTGATACAATAACAAAATTAACTAACTTTGTCAACCACTGCTAAAACTCCATGAGCATAGAAAAAAAGCAAGACTGATCCGATTGTTGCTGATATTATCATAGCAGTTTTATTGTGCTTGTCAATAGCATTATCAATCATTCTTTGTACCTCTTCCTCATTCATTTTTATCTCCAAGATACTTTGCAAGAGGGTCTCTTTTTGTTTTTACTATCTCAACTGCTCTTTTATAAAACATATTTTCAATATTACCAGATGATTCAAAGGTTTCTTTGATTTTAACCCAATTTTGATAGGTGTGATCATCCATTTAGTTTTATGCATTTATAATAATTTAGTATAACTATGATACTAACTGAGATTATTATGTGTGGATTTCATAACTAAACGGAGAATAATAGAATCGAACTATCAGGCTTTCGCCTGGCATCGTTTTCAAGACGATTTACCAACCATCGGTGCTATTCTCCACAAAATGTTCAACGAACTTCAAAATCTAAACGACGAACTTTACGTTGTCGTCTTTCTTCTTGCCACATAATATCTTGAGTGGTAAGAATATTATTACTTTTTTTTGTATTTGGAGAATTTAACATCACTATATTATTTAAATCAAGTGCAGTGATTTTACTATTGTTTACTATAGTTGCCATATTAGAGCATCCACAAGAAACTGTTTTTGATGGTCGTCCCTCTAGTTCTCTATTACAAGATTTACATCTAATTCGTAAGTTTTCCATAATATTTTTATGTTTCTTTGGGTATTTATATGGGAGATATCGGATTTGAACCAATGACCGTCTGCGTGTAAAGCAGCTGCGCTACCACTGCGCCAATCTCCCGTTGAGATAGAAGCAGGGTCTCTTGGATATACCGCAGTTCTTACTTCTAAATTTGAAAGACCCGAACATTTCCAGTCATTTCAACTGGGATGACAGGATTCGAACCTGTAACCTAAGAGTTAACAGCTCTTCGCACTGCCGTTGTGCTACATCCCATTACGTTGTTCGTGATGTATCTCCCGATGGCAGTTAGCACAAACAAGAATACATTTATCTGCTTCTATCTTCTGTTTTTCGATGGCCACGGTGGTTCCAAGGTTTTTAGATTCCTTGGTAGTGGGATCGAGATGATGGAACTCTAAGGCAGCGATGCACTTATCATATCCACAACATTCACACTTACCACCTTTATATTCTACTAAAAGAAGTTTGTTTTGCTTACGTCTTTTAATAACGCTTGCTTTGTTTACTTCTCTACGATCAGCATACGTTCTAGTTTCTTTAGACATTTGGTAGAAGTTTGATTGTTCTACCATTATTTATAAGAGATAAAGTTTCCTCTGTCTGAGAATCGAACTCAGTGTCCAAGTGCATTGTCTGCCTGTCCTTACCAATAGACTACCAGAGGTTGGGAGCAGGGGTAGGATTTGCACCCACGATCTATAGGTTATGAGCCTATCGTCTTACTACTTGACTACCCTGCGATGAAATTGGAGATAAACTCCAAGAGCGGATACACGGATTTGAACCGAGGATAAAAGTTTGGAAAACTCTTGTGTTGCCACTACACCATATCCGCATATGAGACAATCATAAACTATTTAAGTTTGATTGTCAAGCGTCCTTTGAGAGATTCGAACTCCCGACACATAGGTTCGTAGCCCACTGCTCTAATCCACTGAGCTAAAAGGACAAGGCGAAGGGTGAGGGATTTGAACCCCCGAGGCTAAAAAACCACCCCAATTTTACAGACTGGTACTACGTTGCCAACAGTAGACACTCTCCCACAATGGGACATCTCGGATTCGAACCGAGGACTAACCGGTTAAAAGCCGGATACTCTTCCGCTGAGTTAATGTCCCAAATAATATGGATAAATATTCGGTTGTCTAGGTTCTGGTGGAGGGGCAATCCCTCGACCACTTGATTAGAATACCACCGTTTGGTCTCTGGGGGGAGATTGGTGGCCACTTAGGAAACTGGTACAAGCAACAAAAAAGGGGAGGAAACTTTTGGTTTCTCTCCCCCTTCTTATTTGCTTTTTATGGATTACATCTTACATATGTCTTTCCATATCCGCAAACAGGGGAGCACCCTCAATATGCCAATAACGGCAATCGAGATTACTAATCTGTTTTGTGGGCATCGGATAAGACATTGTTTTCGACCTAAGTGTTTTATTTATAAGACTTTTTTCTCAAAAAGTCAAGTGGAGAATATCGGACTCGAACCGATGACATCTTGCTTGCAAAGCAAGTGCTACTACCAACTGAGCTAATTCCCCCAAGCGTCCCGAGCTGGATTCGAACCAGCGACCCACATCTTAGAAGGATGTTGCACTAATCCGCTGTGCTATCGGGACATAAAGGAACCTCCCTGTTTGTGCATCGTTGAGAGGCATGGGAGGTGTGGGATTTATAAGAAGTTTGGACCTCCTTCACCCGTGAACCTACTATAAGGCATCAGGGTACTAAAGTCAACCCTTTGCTTCCTTGCGGGCGGTCTTCTCTTCAGTGATTTCGGTTCTACGGGTCTTGACCAGTTTGGCAACTTCCTGAAGTGCCTTACGGGCACGAGTACCAGCAGCATTATTACCGGCAGTAAACTTTTCGTCTTCTACTTTCCATACTTCAATCGCACTCAGTAGTTCTTGTGATGTAACCATAATGATCTCTATAAAAAATAAGATATGTTTATATATAACACTTTTAGTTACATCCAGACACCCAAGGAGCACATATTCTCATTTCTCCGCCGAGTGACTTACATTCTTCGGTATAACACACGGAATCATCAACAGGTTTTTCTGAAAATATTGGAGCAGGAACTTCTACTGGTTTCTCTCCAGATTGTTTCCAATAATCATCAATTGCCCTATCCACATCCCGTCCAATTCTTCTTTTGAGTTTTTCATCATCTTTGATAATAAACTCATTTAGTATAGTTTGTGGAAAATATTTTCTTTGTATCTCATCCAATAAATCCCAAAGTTGATTGCTGGGAATAATAGAACACTGTGAGAGTATCGCAATCACAGAAGACAACACAATCCCGATTATTGCATATTGTTTTATATCTGGTTTCTTCTTTCCGAAATTGAAATTAAACATAAAAAAAGGAGGGTTATGAGTGCCCTCCTATATTTATTCAATTTTATGAATTTTAGACTTCAGTAAGAACTAATTTATTTGAGTAGTTATAAGCATATTCAGTTCTTGCTCCGTGATGGCCCCAACGTATCCACTTTCTAGCAAGTCTCATATAATCAGTAATGGATTTACCAGGAGTTTTCATTTGATTTTCAATCATCTTCCAATCACTCTCGTACAGCATATAGTCAAGTTGCGTATTTAGTGATGAAGGATTACCGCCAGTACGAGCAGCATGATTTCCTAGTCCATAAAAACGAGGAGCATTAGTCCATTGGATTAAACCATATCCTCCACCACAATTAGGATAAGACACTCTCGCACCACCCTCACATACATTAGGAGTGAAGGTAGACTCTTGTCGGATATTGCCCATAATGGTTGCTATGGCATTTTTGTCAGTAATTCCACGATCCTGGAGGAAGTTCAGAGTTCGTGATTCATTATGATTACATCCTTTACAAATTAATCGTGTAACTTTAGGTTTTTTGGGAACAACCTCTTTGGTCTCTGTCTCTTGTGTATGACCTTCAGGAACAATCGCAAATGGTGGTTGTACTAAAGATGTTGCCATACTCGGTGTTGGCAGTGTTGCCGCTGATGTTGCAACCGCACCTAAAAGGGCTACGGTTACATTTGTTAGGTTTTTAAGCATTAAGTTTAATAGAATTCGGCATCCGTTTAAAAGGGGGGTATACCAACCCTCTCGGGAGGCACCTTCCACGGCTCTAAGTTTCAAATCAAAATCTCATTATGAAAAAACCCACCTTTGGAAGTGGGTTCGTGACATTATATGCGATTATTTAGGGTTTGTCAATCCCTTGAGTCGAGAGAAACAATTTCTAATTCATCGTCTTCTGGATCGATCCATTCATAAAATTCTGCAAGAACAGCACGGGCATCTTCTTTAGAAATACTTTTATCTGCCACTCTTTCCAGAGACCAGTCTCTTACGTGAGATACAATATCTTCAGTTGTTGTATTCATAGTAGTCTTTTCTGTAAAACCGTCCGAGAATGTTCCCATTATAGAACGCTGGGTCTCCATTGTCAAGTGATTCTGTGAGGACATCGTTTTTGAATAGTTGACTGGTCTCTCCAAAGTTTGTTTTGCCCTTTGTTTTATGTAATGATAAGATAGTTCGACTAAAATTTTCTCTGCCCAATTTATCAATGTCTTCTTTAAGTTCCGGACAAGACCCATAATAGTTTTTCCAATCAGATTCTGATTTTACTTTTCGTTTTTTACCTCTTGGAGTTCTGAACTGCCAAAAGTATTTTCTCCCAATATATTTTTTATGATTAGTTTTGTTTATGATAAGATATACAAAACCATAATTATCTTCAATATTATCAGACTCAAAAGGTTTTTCTTCATAATACCAAGGATTATTATAAGTGCAACCCATTCACATACTCTTTGTGAAGGTATTTATAAATTGTTTCTACTAAATCTTTATATTGTTAAAGTTTAAATCCACTAAATGTATCAGTCTTAACATCCTGTTTAATACCTCCGATCAAATATGCTTCGACTTCCACTTCCTGTGGAGCCACTTGAAGACCTTTTGAATTTAACCAATGTTGTGTCCAGGGAAGTGGGTTATTGTTTGCAGAAATATCATAAACCGGTTTGAGTCCAATTGCTTTCATACGTCTATTTGCAATCCACTCAACATATCTCTGAAGAAGTTTATCATTCAGTCCGATCATACTACCATCCTTAAACAGATAGTCTGCCCAACGTTTTTCTTCGTTTACTGCACGATCAAACATCTTATAAACCCACTCCTCTTCTTCTTTTGCGATCTGTTGCATTTCAGGATCATCACCTTCTTTCCATTTGTTTAGAATGTTTTGTGTGAGTGCTAAATGTTGTGATTCGTCTCTTGCGATAAGAGAAATGATCTTAGCTGATCCTTCCATAAGCTTAAGTTCACCAAAGGCGAAACTGCAAGCAAAACTAACGTAGAAGCGAAT